TTAAGACGCTGGCTTTTGTTTGCTACAAGATTAAGAACTCTTTCGTTCTCAGGGATTTCTCCTCTGGTAACTCTGAAGCCAATCTCTGTGAAGCCTTCCGTAAGCTCTACAAGTTCACCCTTTTCAGCCGTAACTTTCTTAAGTCTTGCAGAAGCCTTAATGTTCCAAGCTGTGTCACTCAGATCAATTGCTGCGTTGTAGGCATCAACAGTTTTCTGGCTAGGAGCAAAGCCATTGTCAAGCGTATAGATGGCCTTGAAGCTTATTTCATCAGGCCACTGACGGTAGTGTGACAGATCACCGTCTCTGATATCCTCAAAGAACTTAGCAAGTCTCTGCCCTTCGTTGTTAGACAGAGCATTGATCTTCTTCTCAAGAGGTTTGACAAGAGTTGTGATGATAGAACGGCCAGCCTCAGCCTGCATAAACTTAGCACCAAGTCTATCGCCAAGACGTACAGTCTGTTTGTCAAAAACCCTGCCGATAATATCACCAAGAAAAGTAGACTTCTGCAGAATTTCTGCCCTCTGCCCAACGTCAAGAACGTCAAGCCGCTGCTCAGCCTCTACAAACCAGCCACGGCCCTCTTCTCTCTTGACAACTGTGAGCCTAGGGTCTTTGGCAGCAATTGCCTCTGCATCCATCTTGCGCTGGAATGCACCGCCTCTGCCATCCTGACCAAGACGAATGACAACTTTGTAGTCGTCAGAGCCTTCAGCAACAACAACACGGCTGTTAACCATAACGTCATTGACAGACCTTGCAATTCTCTGGGCTGTCTCTGTAGCAAGCTGCTCAAGGCCGTCACGGGTGAGGAACTCACCAAAGGTGCCACGCTTATTGACAGCCTCTAGCTCTTCCATTAGAACAGTCTTGCGGCCAGCTTCTCTGAATGTGACACCAGACGGTCTAGCTGTAGGGCCAGCCACAGGGTCAAGGTCTTTAGGCATACCTCTTGTGGCATTCACACGGTCTGTATTGACGCCTGCGTTTTGTGTTTGCTTGGCGAGAGTAGTACCAGCCTCAGCTTCACCTCTAAGAACAGCTACACTGTCCACAGGCCTTCTAACTCTTGACAGACTTTTGGTAGCTTCAGCCGCATTGTACGGTGCATCAATAAAGAAACCCTTTGCGGCTCTCCTTACAGCACCAGTAGAACCTAGAGCAGCTGCGTCTAGTATCCCAAGGGCTGCATAAAGGGGAGCATAAGGGTCATCACCAAGATATTCTCTATCGTGTGCAACCTTGTAAAGATTCCAAATTGAGTCTCTACTGAAAACACCCTCATTCTTTCTCTCCTTGATGTAGTCAGCAGCCCATACTCGGAAGTCTTCTGGCCGCATATCTTGGAAGGCTGCTCTAATTTCAGCTCCTTCTCTGTTAGAACGGAATGTGACATTATCTGCAATGCCAATGGTGATTTCTCTCAATACATTCACATCTAGGAATGTAAGAATCTTACTGAAGAGGCCCTGTTCGTTGTTGTCAATCTCCTCAGCCATGAGGCTGTCCCAGATTTCCAAGTTCGTAATGGCATTGGAGACGTAAGGGTTGACATCCCCGTCATTAATCATAAGACCTTGGGTAAGAATGAAGTTACTGAAGCTCATTCTTTCTTGCTTCTGGGTAAGCTCAGCTACGACATCAGATGCCTCTTCTGGTGTAAGCTCATCTTGGTAGGCTTCATCCAAGGCAGACCAAACAATTTGGTCATTGACAACAAGAGATGCAGCGGCAGAACTAAGGCTTGCATCGTTGCTTGCTTTAACTTCTTCTACTGTATCTACTGGAATGTCCAGTGCTACCGCAATATCCTGATTGGCTCTTGTTTCCTTTTCGTAAGAAGGGTTAGACACAATAACCTGCTCAAGCGCCATCGAAGAGATGATGCTTTGATTGCGAAGTCTGGACTCAACAGTAGGAAGAGAAGCCATTATTTATTAGTCCTTATCTACCACCAAGAGGCATACCAATTCTTGTAGGTTGGCCCATTTGAGGAGCGGTCGGGGTAAAAGGTTTGAAGATGTCACCCATCGTCATACCTCTATCAGCCATGCCAAAACCAACATTAGACAAACCTGTAAACAAGCTTGAAACACCACCAAGAGTTTGCGCCCTTTGTGTCTGCTGATAGTACTGATTGCTTAGCCCAGACTGAAGAGAAGTAAAACCTAGGTTTGTACCAAGCTGAGAGCCGATACTTGTAATACCGCCTCTTGCTGCAGACCCGCCTTCAAGACCAGTTGTAGCAGCAACATTAACAGCAAGTGCTCTTTCCATCAAAGTCTGCCGTATTGCTCTACGTCTTTCAAACTGAGCCTGTTCTTGCGCTTTTCTTCTTTCTGTTGCTGTTGCCTGTGCAGAAGCCTGAGATGAAGCAATACCAGCGCCAATGCCGATAATTGCAAGAACTGGGGCAAGTTGAGGCATTTTATTCTCCTACGTATTTGTATATAGAGTGGCCTTGGTTGTTAATAACAAACATGAAACCAAGCCTATTGACTAGTCTTATTAGCCGTGTGTCATTGACAGGGAAGGCTACATACGTTTCTTTGTAACCGCAAGTCTTAAAGAACTCGTCCCATTCCTTAAGCATTTCTTTCATCTCTAGGTACGTTGATTTATTAAACTTATAGACGTAAGGAAGATGAATTGCTACAAGGTCTTTGTTGTATTCTATGTGGGCTTCAAAGTTTTCTCCTCTGATGCCCTTAAGCCGCTTAGATGTTAAGTCCATTAGAACCTAGTGTTTGCGGCCTGTATCATACTCCAGCCAATCAGTACGAAGTCTTTGCCCTCTTCACTTGAGAACTTAACTCGCATTGATCTACCGTGTCCTCTGACCTTAAGCCTAGTTGTGATAACGCTTTCTGGGTAATTATACACATCTAGGTTATCTTCGTCAACAACTACTGGATACTTTAACCTGTAAGCCTGTTGACCAGCGGGGAATTCCCTGTCAAAATCCCAAGCAGCTGACACAAGAAGAGAGGACGGTCTGATTGACTCATAAGAAGAACCAGTAAAGGTAAAGCCTTCCTCTGTCAGACGAGAGTAGACTGCAACATACGGTGCATTCTTTTTAAGGACCGCATCACCGATAAAGTCATAACCAGTTTCTGCGTATGATTCGTAGTTGGCATCGCCCCAGTCATAGAATGACGTATCTGTGAAGCCACCCATTGTCATGTAACCAGTAGAGCCATCAACAATAAGAAGAACAATGGCAGCTGTATCTCTTGTGAACTGTCTGATCTGTGTTGACACAACATTGTCACCAGCGGATGTTACAACATTGTCGCCAGCAGTTGTTGTGACGTTAAGATCAAGCTCTTCTGCACCAAATGACGGATAGAATGCAGCACCAGCTACATAGTCTGTATTGCTTGTTTGGTCAGAAATACGCCAAGGATAGAAAGCCTGTAGAGCTACGTCAAGAACAAGAATTTCATTGTACTTGTTTACGTTTGTTTCATCTTCTGTTTTGTAGAACCAGTAGACTTCTTTGCCAATACTGTCGTAGACACCAAAGCAATCTGACTTAGAGGCAGCAGGTATATCCTCCCAATAAGACTGTATGGTAGGAAGGGAGATACTTTGTTCAGACGCTTGACCCGACACTTGGTCAAACTGTATGGTGTGAATGCCGTAGCGTGACCACCAGATAGGAATACCCTCTACTGACACAAAGCTTTCAGCCGAGTCAATGCCTACGTCAGACACTTTGTTCAAGGCATAAGCAGAAGCAGAGAAGATACCATCAACACCAATAACCTGCCATACACCATTCTCTGCAAATACAAACAGAGATGTCTGGAAAGGATACAGAAGCTTAATGTTAACGGCAGAGTTGATTTGAATGACACCACCGTCTGTAGCAAGAAGGTCACTCAGATATTCTGCAGTAGGGTCGTTGACTTGGTAGCATGTGCCAAAGTCTTTCTCGTTCTCAATTACTTTAGAGAATAGAATGGCACCAGAGTTCTGTCCACTTTCAAGACCAGCGTAGAAAATACGACCAGCAAAAGCTGCGACAGACTTAAACCTACTAGACTCTACTTCGTCAGGAAGGTAGGTATTATTTCCGATGTACTGCTTTCGGTTCTTAGTGAAGAAGTCAAGAATGAAGTGACCGTTACCAGCAATACTTGTACCGGAGTATACCTTCTTCCACTCGGTTCTGCTATAGTTGTTGCTTGTATCTTTACCAGAGAACCAAGGGTGTGTAATTGGAGGATAAGAGGACTCGTTAGTTACCCAGTCATCGTAAGCTGTTTTACCGTCTGTACCACTCCATGCAGAGTTATACGAGTCGTATTCTCTCCAAGCAGCTTTGTTGGGGGCTAGTACAAGTGAGGCTGTCTCGTCGTATGTGTCCTTCTCGCCTTGCCATTCAAAGTCTCTGACACGGTGAGAAATCGTACTAACGGAAATGCTGTCAGTGCTTTCAGTGTACTCAATATAAATGGTATTAATACCGCCAGAGCTTACGACAAGGTAGCCTTGAAGGCTTGCAAACTGACACTTGTAGTTTTCAGCACCAGCAGAACCAGTATGCTCATAAGTCTGAAGATCAATACTAAAGGACTTCTGTGTATTGGAGTAAGGAAGTTCAGCCTTATTGTAGAAGTAAAGGTGATGACCTTTTTGAATGACAAGAAACTCTAGGCCAGAGACACCCGCTACGTTAATCCACGAACCAGAATGTACTACTTCTGTGCTTGATACAGTAAAGGTTGAGTCAACAAAAGACTGTTCTTTAGAAACGCCAAGACGCCTCCGACGAGAACCATCCCGCTTTAATTCGCAGTTAAGTTCATCGACAGAAGCGCCATCAGGGAATGTCATTTCGCCAGCCTCAGTAATGAGGCCCTTGACGAAGTTATTAACTGTCTTCTGATTGTAGCGTTGCGGCATTGTTGTCTTTTTGCTCCCTGAGCTTGTCCTTAAAGTACTGTCTCTTTACGGCTTGAGACTCAGTTGAGTTCTCCAAGAACAGTTTAAGGGCAGCTAAAGCTTTGTTGTGGGAAGTATAGAAGCCAGAAAGTTTAGGTGACAGCCTGTTAGTGCTATTAGATATTTTCCAGAATCCGTTACCGCCGTTAGCTCTCTCAACTGTAAAGTCAGACTTATAGTTTGGGTGAGAGACTACTGTTTTGTCATCTAGTCTTTTAACGTCCATAGCTCGGCCTAGAGTTTTCCTTACGGGTTCTGTAAAGATCGTTCTGTACTGTTGTCTTAAGTCTACGAGCAGCCTGCTCTACCTTAGGATCAGAGCCTGCTTTGAAGAGTGACATACAGGTAGACTTAGCCTCTGCAAGAAGCATTGGCAGCATAACGTCATCTAGGTCAGGCTCAAAGCTATCGGAGATTGTAAAGGCAGGGAACTTTGTTCCAAATGCTTTTGTTTTGCTTTGAGAAAGAATTGACTCAACAGACGACTTGTAAGCATTCATTACAATATGTTCATCGTCAAATGAGGTGTAGTAGGTAGGATACTGGTCAGAACTAACAACAATCTTTGTCTCGTCATCTGTGTCAGTTACAATAGTTGTTGTGCTTCCATTGTGCATTGGCATTCTTTCAAAGAAGTCCAAAGGCTCAACCCAGTGTACTTCTTTGTAGTCTACAGCACTTGTCTCAGATACATTGTAGAACAACTTATCAATAACCTTGACGTCAGTAGGATAAAGAAAGTGTGTCGGTCTTGCAGATTGTGACAAAGAGGTAATGTTGAATGTTGTCTTATGTTCAGGAATAAGTCTGGTAGCGATGATGTTGTAGAACGTATCCTTGACAACAGAGGCAACCTGCTGGGCTTCTGTAGTATCAGAGATGCTGTTTACATCCTCAGAGTCCATATCGTTCAGAATGCTCTGAACAATCTCAAGCAATGTCTTACGCATTATGAGGGAACTCCCATGACAGTAAGAGAAGCACCAGCAACGTCAAGAGTATAAGATGCATCACCTTTGACGAATACTTCAAGGTAGTCATTGGTAGAGAACGGACCAATGTCAGCAACAGTGGCATGACGCCAGTTACCAGAAACAGCAGTTACGATGATGTGACCGCCGTTAAGAACAGAACCATTCTTGTAGAACACAATCTCAAGATCACGGTTAGATCCAGAGCTGTTCTTGTAACTCAAGGTGAAATTTACACCTGCTACAGTATTTTCAGTGCCAGTGTAGATCAGACGAGCATTAGGAGAAGAAGAGGCAGACCAACCACTGTAAAGAGAAAGACTGAAGGTCGGGTTAAATGGTGTGAAGGAAGTAGTGACAGAATGTTGGTAAGCAGGAGTTACTGCATCAAAGGCAATATAACCATTGACATAGTTGTGGTTCTGCACCCAAGTTCCACTACCAGCACCATCAGCAACGTAAACTTCACCTGCGACTGCAGATGCTACACCCTTGGGTTCATGCAGGTACGGGTCTGTAAGGCTGCTATGGTTTACGTTAACCATTGTTATTAACTCCTAGGGATATATCCAATCGGGGCATACTGTCAGTATAGTATACAAACGGTTTGACAGGTTGTCAAGAGAAATTTTAGTGGGACGCCCCAATTAAGGGACGCCCCGTTAGTAAGAGCCTTAGATTGTCGGCTCGGTGATAACCGTAACGAGGTTCTCCGGACGGTACAGCTTGAGGCCGTAACGAGCAGTCGTCACAAACTCAGTGCGCTGGTAGTCCTTGTTGAACTCTGTGTCAACGGTCGGCATCTGACGCCATGCACCAACGAAGGGCAGGATCGTCGAGTCAGCCGAGAAGAACATGTTCGCCTTACCGTTGGTGACAGTAGTAGCACCAATGGTTTCCGAAGCAATGTCATCAATGTAGTTCGAAGTATAAACGTCGAAGCCATAGATGTTGGCAACAAACGACATACCAGTGGCGATACCGCTGTTGACAATGCCTTCCCAACGGGGGTTGTTCGACACCGAGGTCAGCTGCGAGAGGGTGTTCATCTCGTACTCAACCGAGGGGTCAACAATGGCAACGAGGTTACGCTGGGGAACCTTAGCGGTTTTCAGCGAGTGCAGAGCCTTGGCGAAGTCAGCCACGGCAATAGCGTTGGACGAACCCGAACCGATCATACGGTGAGCAGCACCGTTGATGGTGTTGGCGTTACCAGCAGTCTGACCCGATTGAAGGGCCATAATGTCGGTTTCCACACGCTCCATCAGAGCACGTTCCTGAAGCGGAACGAACTGCGAAAGAACTTGGTTCGCATAGAAGACATCCTGCTCCGCTTTACGGGTCAGGTAGTTACCAGCCTGCACATACTCGGTGATGCTGAATGTGAACTGTGCATCATCCAGAGCATCGTAGGTTACGGCAGCGTCTTCAGTGTAGTTGTTAATGGTGGCATCGCCAAGGGACGGGATTTTGAAGGTATCGCCATCCGGAAAGCTATCCAGCCAGTTAACGTATTTCATACCCTGCAGTTCATCACGCAGGATTTCTTTAAGCTCAGCAGACCAAACTTCAGCACGTTTGAGCAGCGAGAGCGTCGATACTGTATTACCAGCCATTTTTCACTCCTAAAGGTTAATAAAACTTATCGCCTAGACGCTCAGCGTCAGCAATCATTTGTTGTTGGAACTTAGGCGAGAAGTAAAGTGTACGGTTTTCCTTACGAACTTTTTGATAGTAGTTGAAGTTACGTTCAGAATTACCGCCCATGTTAACGCCTTCAGTTCTGACGGACCCAGAGATAAGAGGGTTCATCTGCCGTTTCTTCTCACCAATCAAAGTGAAGAATGCATTCGGAGATTCGCCTGCAATTTCCTTCAGCCTATCCATTGTCATACCAAGCTCAGCGGCTTTTTGTTTGATGACAGCAGAAGCTTCAGTTCCGTAAGTCTTTGTCAGTTCCTCGTCTACGAAAGAAAGATTACCGTTTAGGGTTTGTTCTTTCTGTCTTTGACTCAGCGTTTGCTCAACAAGGCTTTTCAAGTCATCTTCACTGATCTGCCGAGTGGTGTTCTCTACGTCAGCTGCTCCTCTATTATTGGACAGGCGAGAGTTTTCTGTGGAGCTTTCAGTTGCCTTGCTCTTCGCCCGTGACAACACTTCTTGGTCGTAGTCCTTTTTTTGAAGCTCTTCTCGGATTTCCGCCAATTGTTTCTCAAGGGTTGAGATGTACGTATCGGCTTCGATTTTTCCTTTTGCGAGAACTTCTGGGTCACGCCAGTTGTCACCTTTGGTCGCTGCGAGTTGATCTACGAAAGAAGCTGTTTGGTTTCCATCTTCTCTGTTCAACTCTGTGTTCTGACCTTCGCCCTTGGTTTGGCTATCGTCAGTGAATACCATAGTTTATTCCTTATCCAGATTAATGATTTCAAGCACTGTGGTTAGTGCTCTGTTAAAACCATTCCTGTCAGCTTGTTTATAAGCCCAAGAAGGACTATCATAATCTGTAGCAGGAAGGCCATCTTTGAGCATAGGCTCTAAGATTTCTTTAAGTCTGTCAAGCGGCTCTCGTTGGGCCATAATACTTTGCTTGACAGCATCTTTTTCTTTCTTGTCTTTAGCTTTAGTAAACCAAACAGCTTTCATTAAAGACCTTTTTCCATTGCGATCTGCTGTTCTTCTTGCATGTTTACTTCTTCTTCGACAGCACGTTTCTGAGTATCGAACTGCTCTTTGACACCAATGTTCTCAGCAAAGAGTGCAGGCTCTCCAAGCTCTTCCGTAAGAAGTCTGGCGAACTCTTTACCCGAAAGGTGGACACCAACGCTAGGATCACCAGCTTTGATCTGATAGAGGGAAGTAAGGTTCTGTACACGCAAGGCTCTCTCTGCAAAGTGTCTAGCACCAATGGGTACGATCTTGCCGTTTGCTTTCAGGTCTTCTTTGGTGATATCAATAAAGTACTGTGTGTTCGTTGTGTCATTAAGAACACGAAGAACATCAACGTAGTTCATATTTCTACGGCCAGCCTCAAGCATTGCGTTGAGGATAGGTTCAAGGAATACTCTTTCGAAGTGTGCTGTCTTGTGCTGGAAGATACGGCTTGCAGAAGTCATAAGGGTTTGCACTTCAAAGGCTGTCTTCTCGCCTGCAGACCGGATACCCATAGCCTCTCTAGGCGCACCAGCAAGCATCTCCATCTTAGCTTCAAGCACTTGGATTTGCATGTCAGCATTAAGGGCAGTGACATCAGGAGACATATAACCTACGTCACCTTCTTCACCAATGTAAATTCGTTCTCCGGGGGCGAAGTCAAAGTCCTCTACGTCACCCCTGATCTTAAGCATGGGGTAAGCAATCTGGTCGAATACGTCAGCCTTGAGGTTCTCCAAGTGGTCAATGCGGTACTGCATACCAACAAGGTTATCCAACGGACCCATAGAATAGAGGTTGTCAGGACGGTCCCGCCAGCCAGCATGGAAGATAGAAGCCTTGCCAAGCCAAGACGGATTCTGCTCATTGAAGATGACATAGGCTCTGTCTACAACAGTAATGATACGGTTCTTGTGGAACAGACCTTTTTCTGCTTCGTAGATGTCACCATAGAACGTCAGGATTTCTACGTAGTTCGACTCGTAGTATTCTTTAATGTCACCAAAGCCATCAGCAATGTAACCGTCTGCCTTGTAGTTGCTGGCATCAGAGGATGCAACAGCAGCCCTGTTTGACATCATACGTTCAAAGATAGCATTGTAATAGGAATTGTCACCCGACTCTTCAATCTTCCGCTTAAGCTCACCAAGAGACATAAGGCTTCTGACAATCTTTGGCGTTGACTCAAAGGAAGCTGCAGTAGGGTTGAAGACAATATCAAACGGAGAAACTCTTACGAGCTTGGGGCCAACGTAGTTGACGACCTCTTCGCCATTCTCAAATGTAATCGAATCAGTAATGTAATCTACAGTAGCAAAGCAGTTGCCATACTGAATGTAGTCATTGATAAGTTTGCTTACAGTGTTCTCAAAGTCAGACTGACGAATTTTGTTATCCATGTAGGCTTGAATAACATTACGCTTGACTTTGGTGGCAGAGGTTTGGTCGTGCGCCTCAAACTTAAACCAACGTCTTTGCGGGAACAAAGCAGCAAAGTAGTTGGCATGAAGGTTGTCTGCAATCTGTGTAAGCTTAGGTGTTGTCGTAGAGTTAGTCCACGGCAGCTTAGCATTAGATGTAGTCTTGGTGTCAGTTGCATACAGGTAATTACGGAGTTCTTTCCACTCCTCAATCTTACCCTGTCTACGGTTATTCCAAGAAGTCCAACGATCCGAAATATCCACAGCAAGGCTATGGGGATCAAGGATTGTGCTGATGTCAATGGTTGTGCCAGCCATTAGAAGCTAACCCCTCCGAATCGTTTATTAAACTGTATTACGTTGTCCTTCTGTCTTCTGACGACACGGGATGGTTTTACAGCCATGTCAACAACAGAGGCTAGTGCGTCGATAACGTCATCATGGGGAGGATTACGCATTGACAACTCTTCTTCTAGGTAGTGAGTGTTACCGCCTCTGTAGTGCCAGATAGCTAGGTTGTCATACCTAGGTTCTAGGACAGCGGATATTCTTTCTTGCTTATTGCCTTGGCTTTTATTAGGTCTGAACTCGTCAATACTAATTGCTAGGCCATGTTCTTTAATTAGTTCTTTAAGCTGCTTGACGATTGCCATCTGGGCAACTGTCGTTTCTGCTCTCAGCTTTCTAAAGGACCACTTAGTTGAAAGGTCTAGGATGTGCTGAAAGTAATCAGAAATCCTGTCAGTCTTAAATCTATCAATATCCAAGACGTAGATACTATTGTCGGCATCAATGCCTATGACAACAATGGCTGTGTAGTCTGCCTTCTTGTTCAAGCTAAATGCAAAGTCAACTGCAGCGTATACGTTTAGTTTATTATCTCTAAAGAACCACTGACCATTGTCTAGTTTGACAAACTTTCTGTCGTAGTACTGGAACTTGTCTCTTGTGACTGGTACGTTATCTGGGTCTGACGGATCGTTGTAGTACTGTGCTCTGAACTGTCCCTTATCAAGATACTGGCCTCTCTTCTTAGCCAAAATCTTTATGTCAAATCCAAACCACTTACCGTCTTTTCTCTGTGCTCTAGGCCAGAGGAACTCACCTGTGCCATCACCTAGGTCTTCAACAGGCTTCTCAAAAATCTCGTAGATGTTCTCTTCACCAGTCTTATTACCCTGTGCATCGTACAAGTCTTCTGTCATTTGCAACAGATCATTGTACAAGTCAGCTGGATGATACCTAGTGCCTACGATCCATTCCCTTGCGTCAGCACCTTCGATTGAAGACAGAAGGGAGTATTGACTCTTAACCTTCTGCCTGCCCTCTCCTGTGTATGCGTTCTCGTATACGACAACATCGTCAAGAACTGCAATGTCACAGTGCATCCCCGTCAGAGAGGTTGTCAGACCCCCTGTGAAGACTGAGGGGTCACGAACATTCTCTCTCTTTCGCAAAGGATGATCTAGGGCTATCTCTGAGTTAGTCCACCTAGAACGTTTGCCTTCGTCAGCATTGACATGCTCAGGCCAGTACCTTCTGTAGATTTCAGAAGTAAGAATACCTTTAATAAAACCTAGCTGTTTCTCTGCAAGATTAGCTGTAGCTGAAATGTACAGGATACGAATGGTAGGGTCTTTAGTAAGTTCCCAAGCAACCCTGTAAGCAATCAACCTAGACTTGCCGTGATCCCTAGGGAACAGTAGTAGTTGGTGAGACTTTGCGTCATGTCTTGTCCACCAGTTACAGACATCCTCATGGCATTGC